GTGATCATTAACACCATCGCTCAAGATGCAGGCGCAGCCGCCTGGACAATCGCCATCACTGCCGACACAACAAACGGCGGCATCGCCGTTACATTTACCGGAGCTGCTGCCACGACCATTCGCACCGTAGCCAAAATTGAAACCACGGAGATGACCTACTAATGGCCCTATCCACCTCCCTAGCCCAGACCAACATCGGCATCCCCATGGCCGACACCTATGCCCGCATCACCCTGATGCGCTGCGATAAGGAGCAAACGCTAATTCAGATTTCGCATTACGCGAACGCTGATGCCCGCAACGAAAATGCCAGCCCCGTCTGGGATCGCACCATGTTTGCGCCTACCAGCGAACTGCAGCCCGGCGACAACCCGCTGGCGATTGGTTACGCCTGGCTCAAGACGCACCTTGAATACAGCGACGCGGTGGATTGTTAATCATGGCAATCAACATTGATCACACCTCCGACACAGTTACGACAGGTGCAAGCGGGGTCACCATTCCTATCAAAATTTCAAACAGCGCCCGACTGCTTGGGCGTAGCAGCGCTGGTGCGGGCGTAGCGGAGGAAATAACAGTAGGCAGTGGCCTTTCTCTTTCTGGCGGTTCGCTTAGTGCCACAGGTGGCGGTGGCGGTGGCGAAACGCTATCTCCTTTTCTTCTTATGGGGGCTTGATCAATGGCAACAACGTACAAAGTGCTAGGTCAATCTGCACCTAGCGCAACGACCAACACCACTCTTTACACAGTTCCTGCTGCGACCAGCACTATTGTGTCAACGCTTAGCGTTTGCAATCGTGGTGTTTCTACTACTTTTCGCGTTGCTGTAAGGCCAGCCGGCGCTGCCATCGCTAATGAGCATTACGTGATTTACGATAGTTACGTGAATGCGGGTGACACGATATTTTTAACGATTGGCATTACGCTGGCAGCCACTGATGTTGTAACTATTTATGCAGGCACTGCTAACATTAGTTTTGGCCTGTTTGGTTCCGAGATCGCCTAATGAGCTTCCGCAACGTTCAAGCCAATAACATCACGGAGCGGTCGGTACAATCTGCCACCGTTCCTTTCGTCCAGGCGCCTTCTTGGGTGCGCAATCCTGCCTGGCCCGCGCTTACGGCACCTTCTAGTAGCGAGCAAAAAGTAGTTGGGCTTTATGCGGTGTGGCCTGGCGGCGGGGGGAGTGGTGGAAGCAACTTTTTCGCTGTTAATTTTAACGCTGCTTATACGGTTAACTTTGGCGATGGCACATCTGTTACTACGCCTGCAAGCACACAAACAAACTATGAATATGATTTTACTAATGGTAATTTATATGATGCCACAGTAACATTTACAGACGCGGGTGATTTAATAACGCGAAACTCTCATGGCTACAGCGATGGAATGGGAGTACAGTTTTACAGAATTGTAAACACCACGGGACTTTCGGAAGGACAAAATTATTTTGTCGTAAATGCAACAGCAAATACTTTTCAAGTAGCAGCCACTCAAGGTGGCTCCCCTATTGTTTTAACGCAAGATGGCTCGGCTTCGCTGTTGCCATATAAAATTGCAACGGTAACAGTAACACCAGTATCAGGACAAAACCTTACCACCGTTAATTTATTTGCAAAGCATACTACACTCTCTCTTCAGCAGTATTCCACCGGCTGGTTAGACGTTGCAATTTCTGGTTCAAATATAACAAACTTAAATATCGGTTCATCCGCGACAACAATTTCTCACTCCTACTTAGAAAATGTTAACATCGTACAGCTAGGCGGCATGTCAAGCTTTTTAGACTTATTCAGAAACTGCAGGCAATTGCAAAATGTAACCATAAACGCGCCTTCTTCGGTCACTAACATGACCTTTATGTTTGCAAGTTGTAGCTCTCTAAAGAGAGTGCCACTGTTTAATACTGCTGGAGTCACCGATATGACTTCTATGTTTAGCGGTTGCAGCTCTTTGATAGAAGTGCCGCAGTTTAACACGAGCGCCGTTGTAAATATGACTTCAATGTTTCAAAACTGTTACAGCTTAATCGCGGTGCCATTGTTCAATACCGCGTCGGTTACTAACATGAGCTTCATGTTTAGTTCGTGCTATTCCTTAGAATTGCTGCCGCTATTTAATACATCAGCGGTTACATCTATGGCTAACATGTTTAGTGTTTGTCAGGCTCTGAAAACAGTGCCCTTGTTTAACACTGTATCGGTCAATAATACTAGCAATATGTTCTCCAGTTGTTCCTGTTTGGACGTTGTACCACTATTTAATACGGCAGCAGTCACCAATATGACTGGCATGTTTAGTGACTGTTACTCTCTGTTGACTGTTCCACTGTTTAATACAGTATCAGTTACCAGCATGGCCAACATGTTTCTTGCTTGCCGCTCCCTTAGAAGCGTACCGCTGTTCAATACAGCTGCAGTCACTTCAATGTCAAACATGTTTAGTGGCTGTTATTCACTAAGAACCGTACCGCTATTTAATACATCGCTTGTCAATAATATGACCGCCATGTTCAATAGCTGTTTTTCATTGCAATCAGTTCCATTGTTTAATACTGTTGCAGTTACTAATATGTCTAGCATGTTTAGCAGTTGCACGGTTTTAGCACAGGTGCCCTTATTTAATACAGTAGCAACAACCGATATGAACAGCATGTTTCAGTCTTGCTCAACTCTCAGAGAAGTGCCACTGTTTAATATGGCAGCAGTTACAAATGCAAGCCGCATGTTTATTAGTTGCTCTGCTCTTCAGTCAGTGCCAGCACTTGCGGTTACCACGGTTGCGAGTAGCCCTAATTTTTCCAATATGTTCTCCTCGTGTCCATCATTGATGCGTATTGCGGCCAAAGATTTTCGATTTAGTTTTTCGGTGGCTTTTTGCAAGCTATCCGCTGCCGCGCTAAATGAAATTTACACAAACCTGCCCACTGTGGTAGGGCAGACGATTACAGTGTCAAACAACTATGGCACCACTGGCGATAATCCCGCTATCGCCACCGCAAAAGGATGGACCGTTACCGGATGACACCTATGGACACCAGCGGATTTTACAAGCTTGATGGAGATCTTTTGTATGGCCCTAACTTTGTGCTAAACGCTAATTACGAGCTACGACGTGAAACTCATGATCAGCACAGCTACCCCATTGATGGTTGGTTCTGGTTTGATTCGGAGCAAGAAGCTAGGCTATTTTTGGGGCTGCCCGCGCTCACTGACGACACCAATGCGGTGAATTACTAATGACCGTCAAAGCAAAGACCGGCACTGGACGCATCGAGCATCAAGCTGGCAAACCGAAAACTACACAGGATGGCTACGGTCAAAACTCTCGTCCTCGGCGAAGAGGGAAAAAACCTCTTCGGGGTCAAGGGCGATAGGCTACAGGGGAATGCTGTAGCGCCGTGGCAGAAGACAACCAAGACAGGCCGCGAACGCTCTTCAACTGGAAAGGCGTAGAAGAACAAGTCGCTGCTGGATTAATTCTGATGGCAACTTGTGGAATTGGTTTCATTGCATTTACAGTACCTCAGCGACTTGATCTAATTCTTGAAAGGCTTACCGCAATTGCCCAAAAAGTAGTTGTATTAGAAGGGCGCGTCGATCAAGTAGAAGAAGATGTGAATGATTTAAAATTAAAAACTCGTCATACGTGGAAATAATGCCAACTTGGCTTCAGCGGTCAATAATGGCAATTTCTGCTGTTATAGCATTAACGGCACTTGTTCAATGGGGCGCCTGTCGCTTTTACACCCTTCCGACCGTTTGGCCTTGGTACGCAAAATATGTTGGAACCGAACAAGGAACAAGGATTGACATTACGCCGCTTGGCTGCAATGATGCTGACAACAGAGCAATTACAGTTTTGATGGCTGTTTTGACCACATTGATTTCTCTTGGTCGAAATGCCGAGTAGCCTGAGGCAGGCACGCCGCTCAGTCTGCAATGAAAAAGCTTTTTGTTCGGTTAGCAAAGATTTTGCTAAGGCTTGCTCTTGACAAGGCAATCAGACAAGTGCTTCCAAAAATTTATGAAAATCTTGATATTTCTGTACCTATTGCAATTGTTAATGGTGCCTCGCCAACTGTAATTGAATCCGAGATTTCTTATCTTGCTAAAAAGTTTAGCAAGGAAGAGGTATCTGATACCGCAGTCGAGGCCTTAGCGCTTCTCTATAATCCAATCAAGAATGCCGTTCGGACGCAACGAAAAACGCAATGAGCGATTTTCTCTCTGCCGCTCGCTGGACTGATAAGCAGCATCCAGAGCCGCATCAAATTGCGGCCTGGAATTACGCTTGGGCGCTGCTCACAAAAAAAGAGCAACAAGACTTTCTTGAGATATTTCGTGCTGCGCCAAGTCAAAAATCATTGATTTCGGCTAACTACGATCAAGCGATAAAGCTAATCAAAGATTTTGAGGGTGTTCACTTAAGCGCTTATCCCGATCCGCTGCATGGCTGGGATGTAGCAACAATTGGATATGGCACAACGCACTATTCGGATGGTAGGCAAGTCAAAAGAGGAGATCAAATAACTGTCATGGAAGCAGGGCAGTTGCTCGAAACAGATGTTGACAGAATTGCCGAAAAGCTACGCACAACAATTCCCTTTTGGAATGAAATGAGTATAAATAAACAGTGTGCTCTTATAAGCTTTGCATACAATCTTGGACCTCTTTTTTTTGGAGCAAATGGATTTGAAACTATAAGCAAGCGCCTGAGAGAAAAGGACTGGGGACAGGTGCCCGCCGCGATGGAGCTCTACAGAAATCCGAACACGCCCGTCGAGGCGGGTCTTCTGCGGCGTCGCAGAGCGGAGGGGGCGCTATGGGCGCAAAGCAAGGAGTCCAGGCCGGGGGAGGTGCTGTTGCGTGTCGCCTATGAAGCCCAAAACGACAATGCAAGCAAAACTGGATACAGGGAATGTTTTTCTAGTAGCGCCGCGATGGTTGCTCGCTTTTATGGAAAAGTGAATAACGATGATCAATATAATAAAATTCGTTCTGCATATGGAGACACTACTGATGTGCAGGCGCAAATTAAAGCACTTCAATCCCTGGGTCTTCAGGCACGCTTTGTCACAAATTGCAATGCAGCCAAATTAGAAGCAGAGCTCAATGCGGGGCGCCCCGTCATGACAGGCTGGCTACACAAGGGCCCAATCAACCTTCCAAGCGGCGGTGGTCACTGGAGCGTTGTAACTGGATACACAAAGTCAGACTTTGTTCACAATGATCCAAATGGTGAAGCAGACATGATTAACGGTGGATACATAAACCATGTGAATGGAATGGAGGTCAAATACAGCAGAAAAAATTGGCTACGCAGATGGGAAGTTGATGGCCCGAATACAGGATGGGCTGTATTGGTTTCTCGCGGTTAAGCTGTGGTGTAAGCCGCTACAGCCGGCATGGCGATCACCTCAACGCGATTGTCGCCAGAGCTGCTGGAAGTTCGCATTTCTTACACAAGTATTAAGGAAACCGCAACTTTTTTTCTTGCATCCGATATTCACTTGGATAATCCTAAGTGCAATCGCGGATTACTGAAGCAGCACCTTGAAGAGTGCAGGGCTATTGGTGGAAATGCGTTATTTTTTGGCGATGTGCTTTGCGTAATGCAGGGGAAAAAAGATAGGCGCGGAGGAAAAGGAGATATACGTCCAGAGCACCTTGGTGGAAATTATTTTGATCTCGTTTTTCGTGAATCCGCCGATTTCTTAAAGCCTTACGGCGACATGATACTGATGATGGGCGATGGCAATCACGAAACCGCAGTTCTCAACAACCAAGAGATTGACCCGCTAGAAAACGTAGTCCGACTTATGCGCAACGATGGCGCAGTGACTGAACACATGGGCTACCAAGGCTTTGTGCGATTTGTCTTTGAACGCAAGGATGGCGGGATTCGGCGCTGCACGCTGTTCTTCCATCATGGCGCATGGGGTGGCGTTATTACGAAGGGTACGATGGGCGGCGGTCGCTATGCGCAAATCGCACCTGATGCTGACATTGTGGTAAATGGTCACAACCACGAGCGCAGCATTGTTGCTCACCCGTGCTACCGCGTCAGCAATGAAGGCAGGGCATGGATTGAGCAGCGCTGGCACCTGCAAACCGGCACCTACAAGCAAGAGTTTGGTGGCACTGGCGGCTGGGCAGTAGAACGCATTGTGATGCCTAAATCACTTGGCGGCATCTGGCTTGATTTGACGCCACGTAAGCGAGGTGGTGTTGATATTACCTGCAGGCCAACACTATGAAGCAATACGTTCTTGAGGTTGAGTATACAATCGTCGTTGAAAGTTGCGATGACGACCCAGAGGACGTATCAAATGATTTTATTGCGCGACTCTCTGAGTTAGCGCCGTCCAACGATCACATCCTGGGCATCTCGGTCCAGGTGCTCCCGATACCTGAATTGCGTGGATCACACGATTGAAGGCTCCAATCTCATTCCAAAGCGCAATGCAAAATACAAGTTCAGGCAGCAAATTTTTGAAGCATGGGAATATTCTTGCGCCTATTGCGGCATAGAGGCTGACACGCTTGATCACGTCAAGCCGAGACACAAAGGCGGAGCAACAGTTACAAATAATTTAGTTCCAGCCTGTCGCTGCTGCAATCGCAAGAAAGGCAGCGAAGAATGGGAGGTTTGGTTTAGCCGTCAAGAGTCATGGGATCTTGAGCGAGTACTCAGGATTCGGAACTGGACTCAAGACTAAGCCTTGAGCTTTTTTTCTACCCTTAAGAGCAGTGCGCATCTATTGATTCCCGCTTGTTCCATTTTTTGCAATTTACTGCGCGACATTCCCGTAACGTCGCATATGTCCTTCCACGGAGTCGGAGGGTCTTTTGCTCTTTCAAGAACAATCATCTTTGTTGTTTCGTCAAGGTACTCATCTATTGCTCTATAGGCCTCCTCTATGTTCATCCGAGTTTCTGCATCTTCTATTGTATTTGAGTTTTTTTGATCCGCAATAATTTCAACAAGCGCAGAACCTTCTTCTAGTTCATTCGCGCTTTTGTCAAGACTTGATAGGGCGCGAGGCGCACTCATTACTAATCTGATTTCATCAACAGCGAAATCGGTTATTTCAGAAATTTCAACAAGTGTTGGCTCTCTTCCAAGTTGTTTACTCAGGTCTTCAATTGCTTTTTTAATTTTAAATGTTGCATCGTGTATTCCTATCGGAAGGCGAATGGTTAAATCAGCAAATTGCATTGACCGCTGTATCGCCTGTCTTATCCACCAATAAGCGTAAGTACTCATGGCATATCCACGAGTGGGGTCAAATTTTTCAACCGCTCTCGCTAATCCAAGATTTCCCTCCTGGACAAGATCCATAAGATCAAGGCTATTGCAGCGATTTGTATATTTTCTTGCAATATTTACCACCAACCTTAAATTGCATTTAATAAACTTCTCCCTTGCTTTTTTTCCAATTTTTGCAATTTTTTTATCTTCTTCTGTATAAGCCGATTCTTCCTTGTGTCGTATCGCCATCCACGCCTGCACCTGTGTGCCAAGCATCACTTCTTGTGTTTTGGTTAATAGGGGGTATCGCCCTATTTCATTGAGATAGCTCTTGATCGCATCGCTGGCCATCGTCGGTAGAAACGCCTTGGGAGACTTGTAGACAGTGGAGCTTCCATCGCGCTTGCCACTCCTGTGCATGATCCCACACCATGCCAATTCCGTAAACACGCCACCTCCAGTTATTGCTTTGACATGGCGCCTCGAGACAGGGTTTGTTACTCTCAGTCATGGTTATCCATTTAGTAATGATGTCATCACCAACCTATCGCACCGAAGACGAGTTCCAGGAAAAACTGAACTCTGAGCGCCTTAAGGAATTATTTAGCTCTAAAGATTATCAGGGACTGCTCGATTTTGCCTTACTCCTGAATCATCAAGCATCATTTAACAATAGCAGAGCTGTATGGGCTATAGGAGAAGCGATGAAAAACATGAGTGCAGAATTTTCTCTTGATAAATATCAAAAAATGATTGAGGATATTACCTAGTTAAGTCCAAATACTCTGACGCACTGTTTCACTGTTATTGTAGTTTCCCTTGATGGCATAGCTGACAAGCGGTGCGTCTGACATGCGTTGAAAAACAACCTGTCCAATCAAAAGACCTGGATACAGAGGAATTGGATGGATTTGCCTGATGTTATGGAGCTCAAGGGTTAGGCGACTTCCGTGAAAACCCGGATCAATATAGGCGCTGAGCGCATGAGAATATCCTTCGCGCCCCCTGCTCGACTTAAGCGCAAACTGTCCCGCAATGTCTTCGGGCATGTTGAAGATCTCTTCCGTGCAGGCGAGGCAGAATTGCCCTGCTCGCAACAGCCAAGGGTTTTCCTTTGTGAACCCAGAGAGAGGCGTCGGGATGAATTGATCCGTGGCTACAGACTCGATCATGATCTGATTGCCGAGTCGCACATCGTAGCTCGCTGGATTGAGCTGCTCGGCCCTGTAGGGCAGCATCATGGCCTGCTCTTTGCACAGGCGTTCAATTTCATGATCGCAGAGAATACTCATCTGTCAGGGCGCAAGTTTTGCCTTATGAAGGCGTGTTTCTTTGTACCAATTTGCAATCTCTGGCGCCCAATCCTCAAAATGAGGCAGCATCATATTACAGAGGGCCCTGATTTCGTCTTGCGCATCAGCTTTGGCACGCAGATCAAGAAAGTGCATCAACGCCCGCAGCGAAAAACTCGCTACAAAGTGCTGGCGGAAGTCAAATGGAATCATTCCTCTTGCGTGCTCTTCTGCGCGACCGCTGTCAATTGCAAGCTTGTAGCGGACTGCTGAATCAATGCACATGATTCGATCAATCTTGCGCTGATCCTCTGTGTATTCGTAAGACTTCCCTTGACGATCTTTGTAAATACCGGCGGGACGCAGATAGAAAACATCTTCAATGTCACGCCTACCGTCAACTGCGTCAATAATACGCTTTCCAGTGTAACGACCAGACTGCACATCAAAGCTCACACCTACGCGATGCGTGCGAGCCTGCTGCATAACACTATGGGGAAACCAGCCAATGTTGAACGTAATCGCTGGGTGCTCTAGTGGGCCGTAGTGCCCGCGCTCACCTTTTAACAAGTGGCGCACCACAATCTCTCCCGCCTCTTTTTCTTCGGGCGGGTTTCCATAAAAGACAAATTCTTCGCTGTAGTCTTGGTGCATCGCGTACCAACACAGCGACTGAGGCTCAGGCGTGCGGCTTAATACCTTGACTGTGAAGTACTTATCTTCGACGGTTGCTTTCATTTGTCGCCCTCTTTTGTCTTCAAAAGAACAAAATGAGCAAACGCAATATGCGAAGCAGCAGATTGCTTATTTGCGGGCGCATTGGGATAGGAGCCCTCCCAGTATTCGCGGAAGAGCTGTTCAAGATCAAGGTCAGTCATTTTTGTCACTTTTGTTCATGTATTTACTGGCAAGTCCAGTGTAAAGACAATGGAGTGAATGACTCTTTTCGTTGCGCCCGTCTTGCTCATACCAAGACTCCAAGCGATCTTGTCGCTTCTGTTCTTCAACGGGATTGACCATTGTGTTGCGAGCGATGTTTGTTGATCCAGTGAGCGGCCTGGGCGCATCGCCACCCGTAACAGGCGGCGGCACGCGCAAGAGCCCTCAGGTTGGCTGTCAGAGACGCCTCTGAAGTCCAGACGGCATCAATGATGGCATCTGCCTCAGAGTCTGTCATCTGGATTCAGTAGAACTGCCTGGCCGTAATAAGGCGCCAACCAGGAGTTTATCAAAAGATGATTGGCTTCATATTTTGAGCACGCCCAACAGGCATAATAGATATTTAAGACTGGAAAAGAAAAAAGATAGCGCTTCATTGCACAAGGTCAAACAGGTCCGGCTTTTGATAATTTGGCCCTTTCATTACTTTTCCCGCCTCGTTCCTGATTGGGGCGCCCGCGTCGTCAAGCTTGCTCATATTACTATCAAAAACACGTTGCATAGCTTCGTCAAGATCCCAGCCCATATTTTCCGCTGCTTGATAGCAGACAAAAACAAGATCGCTTAACTCTTTGAGCAAGTCGGCATGGGTGGAAATGTCACCCTGCTTGAAAGCATCAAATGCTTCAATGACTTCTGTGTACTCTTCAATGATCAACTTAACCTGAAGATTGTACTGGAGGCTTCCTCTTTGATTGTCGCTTTTGATTTCAAAAGCATTTCGCCATTGATGTGCCTGTTCCTGCAGTTGTCCCATGTTGATAGAGAAAGAAAAAGCCCTGCCGAAGCAGGGCGTAAACAGTCGAGCGTGAATCAGAGGTCCAGGTCGTCGTCAGCCTCGACCTCAGCAGCTTCAGCCTCGCCCAGGGCGGTCAGCACGATCTTGCCTGCTTCTGCGGCCACCTGCACCTTGCTGCCAGGCTCAAAGCCAGCGATAGCGCTGTGACGAGCGCCAACGACGCAGTTGCCGGTCTTGCCGATGGTGACAATGGGAGCGCGACCCTTCCTGGAGCTGTAGGCGCGACGAGCAGAGGGAATCACCAGGCCGGTGGAGGCTTCGGTCAGAGCCTTGAAAAACTCGTTCTTGTGAATACGAGTTTGAGTTTCACCGGTTTCGGCGTCGGTGATTTTGGTGTAATAACCAGCGCCATAGGCCAGTTCATCGCCAGGGATGCCCTGATTGTTCTGTGCGTATTCGAGCAGTTCCTGGCCAACCTTGCGTTCACCGCCGACCTTTACTTTGGTCGATTTGGCTGCTTCGGTTTCAGGAGTGAGAACTTCGGTGGACATTTCGGTGTCGGTTTCGATGGGGTCAAGGACTGCAGTATCTGAGTCCTGTTTTTTGCGTGCCATGACGGCTGCGTGAGAACTTGTGCAAGTTAGCACGACGTTGATGATTTTGCAAGAACTCCGGTCAGGGCTTCAATGCAAGCATCATCGCGGTAGCCGCTTCTCGATCAAGGCGGGAAACCTTGATGTGAGCGCCTGGGCCGTCAGACGGATCGCAAAACAGCTTCATTGATGAAGCCGCAACGATCAAAGCGTCGTCATCATAACATATTTTTGTTAGTGCATCACCGCAAGCCCTGAGCAGCTTGTCTGCATCGCCCTTGTTGGAATGAAACAGAGGAGCGCTGCTCTTCAGTTCACCTCTGCTGTTAAAATGCAACTTAGGACGTGGCATGTAAAATAATACTGATAGCACAAATAATCCATTCGTTTCCCAGTCACGTGGGCGAGTAATTGTCGCCATGCGCCCGATAGAGGCTCTCCAGGCATAGAGACCCTTGGATTGCTCCACCATTGCCACGGCGACGCGCTGACGACCTTCGCGGTCGGTGTAGGCGCGGCCAAAAGCGCTCTTGGAGCCCTGCGTCTCAGGCTTTCCAGCGACAAAGAATGAGTAGGACTGAGCGGCGCACTGCTCAAGCGTTATCAATAAGTTTGCCGTCATCAATCCCTTTGTCGCGCTTGTAGATTTCTATTAGCTTAGCGATTAAAATGCGTCGACTTAGCCTGCTGAGCTTGACGCTTAACTTTTCCGCCAGTTCTTCTGTTTGTTTTGCTGTTGGATTGTTGTAAAGCGAAAGAGGGCGAACTGTACGCTTTCGCTCCCAAATTGTCAGATCTTCTGCGCAGTCAAAAATATCCTTGTATTTTCTTCCTGCACCGACCTCTTGCAAAAGTTGAGGGTATTGATTGTAGATTCTTTCAAGAATTTGCAATCTTCTATATCTATCTGGATTCTTTTTTGTGTAGCGTTTTTTAATGTAATACTGAATACGCATGTATTCAAAAAATTCCTGCGGAAAATCAAAGCCTTCGTTTTGCTCGCCAAGCCACTTTGTAAAACGTGATGCATACTGCGCTTGGGTTTTATCCTTGATAGCAGCCTTTGCACAGTTTGCAAGAAATGTTGAAAGCGTGGCTTTTTTAATTCCTAGTCCGTGATGAAAGTTGAAAATAAAATCCTTGACCCCTTTCATCTGTATATCTCTGTTGTCAAATGTTCTATATCCTAGGTAAACTTTATTGTCAATAATTTTCCACATTGTCACGAAGAATAGTTCTCCATCGCCACCATTAATTACTGCGCCAAGATGAAGACGCGCATCGGCAACAAGACGCGCCCCGTAAAAAGTATCACCACGATCTTTTAACATTTTACTGTTGAGCGATCAACGCATTGAGTTTTGCGCGAAAGTCGTGAATTGTTCCGCTGTTTTCGACAACTTGATCGAATCCATCCCAGTTGTCAAGCCCACCCTCGGATTGATGCGATTGTGAGTTGATTACAGAAGGACGAATAATTTTCCACATCTCGCCTCCCATCTTTTTGATCATTTCTGCTTCATTTTGAAAACGAATATCATCAATAACAATTCTGCAGTCTTCGTTGCGAAAGCATGAAGACACGCGATACATCATGCAATCAATCCAGATGCTTTCTGAGATACATTGACGCCCCCACTCTGTTCCTAGCGTTTGCAGTACATGACGAGGAGTCGTGTTGATTTCTTGAACGAGCTTTTCTTTTTGCCCCCAAACTAGCGACATCGCCTGTTCTCTTGTGTAACCAAGCGAAATAAAAAACTCTGTCCCCATGCGTTTGATGGGCTCTGCAAAGCTCATCGTGCGATAGCCCTGCTGCGCTAATACGTTCGCCGCAAGTGATTTCCCAGATTGAGCGGCGGGGCTGTAAAACCCAATGAGTCTGTTCACTGTAATTTGCTGTCGCTATTGAATGATACAAGAAAACCCCCTTTCGGGGGCTTTCAAGTCTTGGGCTTACAAGCTGTTCACCTTGACAAGGCCCAGAACCCACATGCGGGGGCGGTACCGCCTTGCTCCCTGATGAGACCCCTTGATGTTGCGTGCGCTGGTGCTCTGGAAGCCTACCGCTTGGCCCGAGCAGTAGAAACGTTGGCGCGGGGGAGGTGAATCAGCCCTGTTTCAGTGGGATAGGGCCGTGCTTCGCCAAGTAATCAGAAGGGCATCTCGTCTGCAGCCGGGGCAGTCGAGCGAGAAGGCATCTCTTGGCCCTGGCGCTCAGGGATCGTGAAATCTGTTGCATCCATGTAAATAGCAACATAGTCGGTGCCATCTTTTTTCTTCTTGGGGGATACGTTTTTTACGCTTCCTACAAGAGTCACTTGGCGACCGTCTTCCATGAATTTGGTGACGGTTTCAATCTTTTTGCCGTAGAAAGTGGCGTTGACGAAGTGAGTTTGCTTTCCGTTTGTAGTTTTAGAGCGGATGCTGACAACAGCAGTTTTGCCGTAATCACCATCCTTTACTTGAACTTCGCCGGTCACGTAACCGCTAGCGACAAGTGTGAGCATCAGAGTTCAGGCTCAATGAGCCTTGGGAATTGGGTGTTTTCGAGTGAGCAGTAGGCTTTGTAGCGCTCGATAAATTCTTGCGCACGAGCTTTCAGCTCTTGCTTGTTCAGAACGTGAACATGAGGTTCACGCCAGTCGTAGCAAACACAGATTACACCCTGAGTTATCTCATTGTCAAGCTCTCCTCGTTTTACAGCAAGATTGTGGGCGAGTGCATATGCAGCGATCTGCACTTCAGCGCTTTTGTAATGCGACATTGATTTTGCTTTTTTCTTCACTCCCTCTTCTTTGTATGAGCGCACTGTTTTCCAGTCCCAGATGCTGTACTGTCCATCCCAATGCAAGCGCAAGTCAGCAGTGCCTGCATAGCCAAGGTGGCAATAGAGAGCTTCTTCCATCAAGAAAGATGGTGCACTGACTTCATTTTTGAAATTCTCTTTTCTGATTAAGTCAAGAACGGGTGAGAGATAAGTGATGTATTCATGAATGTTGTAATTCATGATTTCATCCATTGTCGCATGATCCATTTTATGTTTTTCTGCATCTCCCATAAACGACATCTCAACTTCCGCATGAATAATTGTCCCTCTGCGCTGCGCTCGTTGCATGACGTCTTCCCAGTTGGGCTCCATTTGTCGCCAGATCTCAAGCCCTTTTATCTTGTTGGGATCGAATAGTTCTGACGTTCTGCCCAAGACTGAACTGACAGAGACATATTCGTGATCGTCTTTGATGTAAAAGCCTGATTTGGGATGCGCCATGTTTTCTAATTAAAGAGAAGAGCTTGAAAGCAGGAAGCGTGCTGCGTTCCCGTAGTCATTATCTCTCAAGTAAACGATAATTGCAAGCAATGCACGTTTTGATTCCGCTTCCCATTCCTCTGGTGCTCGATCGTTGATGATCGGGGAAATGGCGAGACAGAGTTCGTGCTCAAGCTTGGTCATGTTTCTGCAAAAGAGAAGGAAGCACTCGATCAAACACTTTTTTCCAATTGATGATGGCAGCGTGACCCTCGTGAGTTGTTCTTACTTCGCCTGGTACTGCAAGGATTTCTGCAAGCTGCACTGTTTTGTATCTGTGCCCACAGAACTCACATTGCCTGTATCTGTAGAAATCTCCGCTTGGAGTTCTGAGCGAACTTGTAACCTTTGTGATCAATGCGTTGCATTTGGGGCAGGGCAGAGAGGCTTTGTTGAGCGGCACGGGCGAGGCGAGTTGGCTAAAGTCCTAATTTGAGGAAAATTAGGAGTTGCTTAGAGGGTTTGATTGCAGGCTTTCAAGTTCGTCAGCGATGGCGAGAAATTGGTTGCGGACGTAAACAAAGTCGTCGTTGTGGACGCACAGTGCCATCGGTACCACCTGATCCGCAGCAGCTCGCAGGGCGGCGCCGGCAAAGCCTCGCGCTACCAGTCGAAACGGAGAGTCTGGGTCGGGGCAGCCACAGGCGGCCAGCACCGCCTGCGCGGCGGGGGAAAGTTTAGACATAGAAGTGGAAGCGGTTACTAGGTTCGAGAGACAATAAGACAATCATTGACTCCCAAGTGGAG